GCAATGTTGGCATCTCCAATGGTGACTACAAGATTGGCGAACTGTCCGAGGTGGTGGATACCTACTTGCTGCAAGTGGCGCAAGAAGCCGTGGTGTTTGCCCAGCATCGACGCAAATGGATTGCCTTTACACCAAGTGTTGCCAACGCTGAAAGCCTGTCAGACAAGCTGAATGAGCGAGGCATTGTCAGCGCCGTGGTTTGTGGCGAGACACCGGCACAAGAGCGTGAAGACTTGATCCGTGACTTTAAGGCGCATCAGGTCCATTGCTTGGTGACTGTGCTGGCGCTGTCCACTGGCTTTGATGTGCCGGACGTTGACTGCATCATCTGGTGCCGGCCCACCAAGTCGCCAGTGCTGTATGTGCAGGGCATGGGCCGAGGCACACGCATTTCGGATGGCAAGGATGACTGCTTGGTGCTGGACTTCACCGACACCGTTGAGCGCCTTGGCCCTGTTGACATCATCAAGGGCAAAAGCCGTGGCAAGAGAACTGGTGACCAGTCTGCACCGTTTTGCATCTGCCCAGAGTGCGGTGAGCGCAACGCACCGGCAGCACTGGTGTGCGCTGCTTGTGGTGGCACGATTAAAGAGCCAGAGGTGGCAAAGCCGATAGATGCCAAGCTGTCTTACGCTGCCTTGTTGTCAGCGCAACAGCAGGCCGTTAACACTTGGCACGATGTCACCAGGGTTGAGTACAAGCTGCACCGCAAACCCGGCAAGCCCGACAGCGTGCGAGTGGATTACTACGATGGCCTGCTGCGCTGCGCCAGTGAGTGGGTGTGCTTAGATCATGGTGGCTTTGCAAGAAGCAAGGCGCTGAACTGGTGCGACCAACGCAATGGATGCCAAACCACCACCGAAGAATTGCTTGACACCGGCTACACACTGAAAACACCCACCCGCATTTCCACCCGCAAGAACGGAAAATTTACAGAGGTCAAAGAATATGAATTTAGTCGAACTGAACGCTATCAAAACGCATTTGAAGAAGCAACTGAAGGACATTGAGTCCATCCAAGTCACTTGCCTGCGCTGTGAGCATTTGCAATCTGGCAACGTATGCCAAAAGTTTGATGCCAGGCCACCGGCTGAGTGGTTGCACGGCACCGTGGACTGTGAGCACTGGGCATGGGATAACATCCCGTTCTAGCAATATGCTAGACTGTATGCGTGTCAACCAAACATAGGAGCAAACACATGAATGATTTACCCATCACGATGGAAGAAGACGAAGCATTTAATGCGTTGGACAAGCAAGTCGCTGGCAACCATTACAAGGATCTGCCGATCCAGCCAGTTGAGTACATACACGCCAATGCACTGGGTTACTTTGAGGGCAACGTGGTCAAGTACATCAGCCGCTGGCGCAAAAAGAACGGCATGGCTGATCTGGAGAAGGCCAAGCACTACATCGAGTTGTTGATCGAACTAGAGACACGCCACCAAGGAGCCAAATAATGATTCGTCAAACCATTGAGTGGGTGAAAAGCGCCTACGCCACACCGACCGCTGAATCGCTGGCGCTTCGGGAACTGGAGGACAGCAAGCGCAGGCTGCTGGAGGCCCAGACAGCGCGTGAATACGCCGACAGCATGTGCAAGTACCGCGAGGCGCAGATCAAGCGCCTGACGGCCTATTTGCACAAGGCCACTGAGGAGCAGGCATGAAAGACGAGGCACTACGCCTCGCATTGGAGGCGTTGGAAGCTGCAACACGATACGGCGCTGGGGGATTTGAGGATGCAAAAGACGCCCTGCGAGAAGCACAGGCTGCACAGCCCTCACCTGTGCCGCTGACGGATGAGCAAGCCGAATTTGAATCGGTTTTCAAGCTGCCATCAAACTGCACAAAATTCCAAGGCGGTTACGCACCAACATCCCACAACGCTTGGGAGGCTCAAACATTTTGCGCCCGATGGGAGGGCTGGAAAGCGCGATCCACCCACGGCATCACGAAAGGCCAGCCATGACACACACAAAAGACGAAGCATTGAAGCTGGCGCTGGAGAAGGTTGCAAACGCCTTGCCAGCATACATTGAGGATACGCCAGCAAGAGAGTATTTGGCCGTCATCCATTCAGCCCTTGCAGCACCTGTGCAGGAGCCTGTGGCGTGGGAACAGTTTTATCCTGATATTGGCAAGCCCCAAATTGCGTATTTACCGCCAACTCCATCGCCTGACAATGCTTGTTACACCACCCCACCCGCAGCACAGCCAGCCGTGCCTGATGCGTTTGGAACTCGTGAGGGTGAGCATCCCCAATACATCCAAGGCTGGAACGATTGCAGAGCAGAGATGCTGAAAGGAATGAAGACATGAACCAATGTAAACACCGCTGGATACTGACCCCAGTGCCAGACCGCAACCACTACCGTTACCAATGCGCCAAGTGCAACGAAACGGCATGGGCCATGCTGAAGGGGAAGACTGAATGAGCTACATCATTGCATCGCTGCCACCACTCAAGTGCTTTGTGCGCCGCGAGTTCTTGTACAACCACACCAAAGGCCACGGCGAGTTGGAGCCTGCCATCTGGGTCAGCATCAAGGCGCTGCGAGGCCAAGTGTTCCGCATCGAGTCGTTGCTGCCCAACTACGGCGCACTGTACGACAAACTGCCTTTACACGCTTATGTGTGGCGTGAGGATTACGATGGTGACCTGCCCATCGACACCTTGCAACTGTGGGACTGCATGGGTTACCGCTTCACGGTGTGCGAGAAGATTGGCCTGCGCAACCTCGGGGTCAAGTTCTTGGGCAAGGACAAGCAGTGGCACCACGGGCGCTACCTGTTCACCGTGGACTTCTGCGCTGACGGCATGGACGCTGACACGGGCTTTACTGAGCAGGCTGAGGAGCACAAGTCGTTCAACTTCATTCGGCTTGAGAACGGCCAATTTGCCACGCAGCCCAACAACCGATGCCTGTGGTACGACCAGAGCCTGATTCCTGCGGAGGTCAAGTTCCCCGACTTCCAAGCGGCCAAGGACTTCTACACCGTAGACGGATCTCGCAAGTGGTCCGCTGGCGATGACTGGTTCTACGACATCCAAGAGCGCACATGAAAAAGAAAAGCAAGTACAAACCCCGTGGCGTGCGCTACGACAACATGTCGTGGATCATTGCCGGCATGAAGAAGGTGGGCACACTACCCACTGCCGGGGTGGCGCTCAAACTTAAGAATTACGAGGCGCTGGACTCCATTTTGAGGGGCCAAGGCACCAGAGATCATGTGGACGTGATCATTGCCGCAGTCAACATGAGCGAGGCGCTGATAAGGGTGCGCGACGATCTTGGCCGCGACTGGGCCGACGAGATCAGGGCCGCGCAGGACGCTGTTTACACGATGGGCAGGCGCGGCTTTGAGAAGGGGTCGTTCGTCTTCACAGGGCCAGAGATGACTGCTGTGAAGCTGGTGATGGATCTGCACGACACTCAACTGGACCACTGCTCTGTCAAGGAGATGGAGCAGGCGCTGTTCATCGTTGAAGAAGAAATCAGGCTGCGCAAGGCTCGCCCGATTGTGAACTCAATCAAGCAAACTGACGCGCTCCAGCCTTGTCGATGATCAGCGCCTGCTTGCGGGGGCTGGTGTCCACGCTGTTGGGGATGCTGATGTGTGTCCAGCGGTCGAACTCGCGGATCACTTGGTCGTAGCCAATCCCGCTGGCAATGACTTTGCGCACCACCTCATCGGGTGTCATACCGGGCACACGGATGTCAGCAGCGCACCCGATGCGGTGCTGGCTGGTGTCCTTGCTGCCCACCGAGTCGTTGACCTTCTTGGACCGGAAGGCCGAGTTGATCATGATGGGCTTGCCGCCCAACACCACTTTGACCTGTTCCAGAAAGTCAGCCAGTCGTGTGAGGTTCTCAAGTTCTGCATCGTTGGGCGTGTTGTCCCAGCCGTTGCGTTCGGCTGACTCGGATGCCGTCAACTCGTCAAGGGTGAAGTTGGGTGTTAAATTCATTTTGCTGTTCTTGAGAGAATGTCAGTCTTGGCCTGGGAGCCAGCAGACGAGCCGAAATAATAGGCAATGATGCCAGTCCATGCCGTACCCAAGCTGCCAAGCATCATCAAGATGGCCGGGTTGCCGCTGTCGATCTGGTTGAAAAACATCATGACCATGATGCCAAAGAAGCCGATGGTGACTGCGCCAGCCAAGATGGGTGGCATCAGGCTGCGAGTGGTGGCCTGCATGTCCCTAGCTGACTTACGGTCTTCCACTTCCAGCTTCTCAAAGTTCAGGCCCAGTTCCTGCGCCTGCTTTTGCAACTCAATCTCGGCAATCTTGACCTGGGCGATCTGCTCGGCTGACAGCTTGTTGTTGGAGATCATGTCACCAACTTTGTCAGGGTCAACCCCAATGGCCTTGGAAATAACCGACACAGCCATGCCTGCCAGTGGACCACCAAGCGCCGTGGCGATGGTTGGTGCGATTTGTTTGAGCCAGTCCATGCTTACCCCTTTAGGTCAAAACTTAGGTTTGGATGGCGGGGATACTGAACCACTCGCTCGCCCTCTGGGCATTTGTATTTAATCGTCGCCAGCAAAGTGGCCCTGCCATCAGCGATCTTTTCTTTTTGCACCATCGTAAGCTGGTACGTGAAGGTGTCAATTTCTGGCCCTGCTGGGCCGCTAAACTTGCTGGCCGTGGTAGTCGCTGCATGGACCATGCCCGCAGCATCTCGAATGCTTGGGGTAAAACTTTCAACAGAGCAATCGTCGCGCTTTTTGATCCGCGCCACGGTGACGTTAATTGGCTCACCGGCCTGCGCCACGATCTTGAAGTTCTCAGGAGACCATTCAATGATGGCCCTGTCAAGCCAGCCAAACTTGTCGGCCAGCGTGTAACTGCCGCCTAGTGCAGCAACACTAGCGGCAACGGCCCCAATTGCCTTGGTAAGGTCAACCATCTCAGTGCCCTTTGATCCAGCTTAAGGTAAACCCTACCCCGCTGGAAATGAATGACACAAAAGCCATTCCAGCCCAAAACCCACCACGGCCTTGGTTCGCAAGGGCCACCAGTTTCTCGACATGACCTTCCATCTTGTCGATCTTGGTGCTCATCTCATCGAAGCGACGTTCGTAACCCTTGACGCGCTCCCACAAGACTCCGTACTTCACTGGGTCGATCTCGGCCATTTCTGCTGATTCCATCATGAAAGTTCCCGTATTTTAACTAATTTGTATTAAGGTACAAGGGCGTTTTGTTTGGTAGTTTTTGGGGCCAGTTGGTTTGGCTGTTGCAGTGATTGTTCAAACTGCTTTTTTACTTGGCGTGTACGCGCAACTTCAGCGGCTGTTTTTGCCAATGGCACTTTAAATTGTTGCAGGGTTTCTAAGCCACGCAAAACAGCACCCGCAGTGTTAGAAAAGTTAACCGCACCTGGCTCTTTAACCAACACATCTCTGATGGCATCTCGCGTATCCAAAATACGATCACGGCCAGTTTTGCCGTACATGTAACCAAGTTTTCCTTCTCGGTCGAGCTGCGTAACAAAGTTGTTAAATTTTGCAAAAACAACAGGATTGTCTTCTTCACCCTTATTCAACAACAAATCTTTCATTCTTTGCAAGGTTTGACCTTGCAACTCTGCATATGCTTGACGGCCTTCAGGACCACCTTTTTTAAGCAAACTGGTCACGGTCCTCATCTCTTCTAACGGACCGTCTAATATGATGTGGTCATACACATCATCAAGCGCAACCCTACGGTCTGCGTACCCAGCCTTGGTGCCTAGCAGCTTGTCTACCCGTGACACATTCTCAAATTGGTTTGCCAATTTTCTTCTGGCCTGCCGAGCAGATTGATACAACTCACCACCGGCACCCTCTCCAATTACATCAATCAAACCTTTTAATTCTGGTGCGCTTGCAGAATTTTTTACTTTACCAATTTGCTGGTAAATATCCTCTAATGCGCGAATCGTAATGGTTCCTGTATTGCTGGGATCATTCATGGCCAACTGTTCTGCCACTGAATTTAAAATGGGGTCTAACGTGCTTCTGCGTGTAGGTGTTTGAGCGTCAATGTATGTAAGCAAACTTTGGTAAGGCACCTGCTGCAACGTCTCGCCCGAGTTGTCTGCCAAAGCGTATTTGGCTTTGTATGCATCAAACTCTTTGCTGTAGATGTCGTTCATTGCCTTGTCAACAATCCTACCCGTAGACCGCAGATCACCACGATCTGCTATGGCACCAACTTCCTCGGTCATGCGTTCAAAGTTTGACGTTATATCTTTTCTTTGACCAGCGCGAAACTTGCGCATTTGTTCAGTCAATTCTGTTTTGGCATTTTCAGAAATACCGGAGATAACACCTCGCTCAACATCAGACTCAAACTGCTGTTTTTGCAAACTTTTTTCACGTTCACCGGCTGTGGAACGGATATTTGCGCGTTCAAGACGTTCTGCACGTAACAGGTCTTGCGCTGTCGTTGCAGCGCCCATGCCCTGCATTTGAGGCTGTTGTGGCGTTGGCAAGACTCTTGCCAAAGCGTTTTGCACTGGTGGTGCCATTTGCGCAACCATTGGCCGCAGGGCAGCGCCGGTCTGCTGTATGGCAGGAAAAGCCAGAGCGTTTAACGGGGTGCCAACACTACCAAGTGTTGGCGGCAGTGCCGCAGTCAACGGCTGCAAGAACTCGCCAACGGCACCCAACGCTTGCCTTGCGGTTTGTGTGCGGGGTTGGTACTGAACAGACTTCATGCCAGCTTCCAAAGCCCTGCGGCCTTCTGGCGTGTTAATGCCTTGACCGCTGGCAGCAAGTGAGATGCCACCGGCAATTGGAGAGATTAAACCTCCGGCCAAAGTCGCACCCAGCGCCAGCGGTGTTTCTATGATGCCCGAGATCCGGTCACGCATAGACACTTCTGGCGGCTTAACGCCAGTGATAACATTTTCACCGCCAGGAATTGTTGCAGCCGAACCCAAACCGATGGTCTTGTAAAAGTCCATCTTGGGGATCTGGCTGTAAAACTTCTGGTGCAGTGAGTCGGCCAGCTTCACATCTGGCACGGCATCGTACTGCGGATACTGTGCGCGGAATTCTGCAAGTGTTGCCATGATTAGAGTCCTGGTAAGCCCAAAGGATTGGTTGCACTTGAGCCGGGTACACCACCGCCGCCACCCATTTGCCTTGCACCGGGTCCAGCTTGGATCTCCATTGCACGAATAGCTGTTTTACGCGCTTGTTGCTTTTGCGCAATAGTGGCAGCGTCATCACCAGGTTTGGGAAAGTAATTCTTCTCAGCAGTTGCAAATTCGTTTGCACCAATTGCAGCGCCGGATTCTTTTCTCAAGATGGCCGTAATGAAGTTGATCCTTGCTTGGGCCACTTGTTGCTGTTCTGGGCTAAGACCACCCAAAATCCCAGGCAATGCGTTAAACACAGAGCCAGACACATCTTCAAGTTTTTCGCCAAGAAGTGGTATCAACCCGACAGTCCCGCCAACGACACCTTTGATCAAGCCGGTATTTGTTTTGCCTGCTTTTTCCAATGGTTCCAAAATGGCATTGGCTTCTCTCATTCTCATGCCGTAAGCCGTGGCGTTGCCTTGCGATTCTGTCAATGCAGTGCCTTTGCCCCGCAATGGCGTACCTGTTACGGGAGCAGCAGCCGCTGGTGCTGGTTGGTCCAACACGCTAGTCATACCGGGGATTGCTTGCGTTGCTGGCGATGGCATACGTGGCCCAGGCATACCCGCACCAGGTGCCGCTGGAGCAGCCGCAGGCGCAGCGCCACCAATTGAAACAGGGAAAGCCTGCAAGGTGCGCTTGTTCACACCAACAATTGAGCCATCTTCAGCTTCTTTGAGTTCAAAGCCAGGATTGGCCCTTTCAAACGCAAACTTCTGCTGCGCCAAACTCAACTGGCCTTGAGACACGCCAAGTTGCTGCTGCGCTGTACGTTCGCCAATCGTTGGTGTCTTAGTGATAGCCGCACCAGCAATTGGCTGACCGTAACCCGGCATCATTGGGTTGTCTTGAATACTCAAAATCTGACCGCCTGCGTCTTGACGCACAGTCTTGGGCAACATCATTGGCAGCTTGTCTTTGGCGTCCAAAATACCCAAGATTTTTTCAACTCGATATTGTCGATACTGGTCTGGAGTTAAATTTTGAACCCGTTGAATTTCCTCCGTAGCCGAGCGCATGTCAAAAATGCCTTCTTTGACACCTTTGTTTAGTTCAGCAATTGCTGCTTGTGGTGTTGTGGCAGACCCCACAGCGTTCCATGCAAACTTCAACTTTTTGTCTTGCAGGTCAAATTGATTTTTGTCAATCTCGCCTTGAGTTTTTGTTTGCGCCAATTTAGCCGCAGTTGTCTCAGCTTTAGTTTTTAAGACACCGGGTATTTGTGATGCGCCGCCACCCTTTGAAAGCGAACTAATCAACTTGTTGTAGTCGATGTTTCCAGTGGAATCAATAGAAGACGAGTATGCGTCTGTCAGTGCGTTTTGCACACTCTCGGCACGTTGCGCAGCACCAAGCTGGAACCGAGCCAGTTCTTGTGCTTGCTGCCCGCCTTGGATCTGTTGAATCTGAGCGTATTGAGCCAAGGCGTTCGGAACCTGAAACTCAGGCTGGCGAAACGACATTGCGATGTTGGGGTTGACATATGCCATGATTTAACCTCCGTACATCTGTGCGGCCAACTGCGCGTTAGTCGGACTGTTGCCACGACCGATCATCTGCTGAAGCAACGCGTTTTGTTGCTGACTTTGACCATAATTCATGTATTGACCCAATGCACCGGTTAGAGCGTTGGCCGTACCCATGTAGCCAGAAGCTCTTGCTTGACCAGCAGCACCCAATGCTTCACTTGCACCCTGACCGTAAGCACCCAAGGCATTGCCTATACCTGCCGCCATGTTTTGACCAGCAGCACCGACTTGTTGCGCAGAAGTCTGACCAACACCGGCCAGAGACTGCAATGGGTTTAGACGGGCTGCGCGATTGGTCTGGTAACGGTTGAAAGCGTTGCTGTATTCTTGCGAAGCCAAGTCTTGCCCGAACCGCTGGATGCCCTTCATAGTGGCACCCGACAACAAACCACCACGAGCAGCAGCAGATCGCTCTAAACCTTTCATCCCCTCGGACATGCGAAACGCATAGCCGGGGTCGGCTTGGTAATCTGCCATGCTGAAATCACGAGCATATCGGCCAAAGTCAGGCGAGTTGGGATCAACTTGCAGACCGGGTTCTTGCTGACCAAACGCTGTTCGGGCTGCGTTGCCAATCATGCCAGCAACACCACCAAACCCGCCACCACCGCCTGATCTTGGTGCTTCAGGGGCTTGCTGGGGTCTTATACCTAGCAACGTCAACAGTTGGTTTTGCGCGGCAAGCCCAGATTCGCGAAATGGACGTTGCAACTCAACTTGCCGATTAAACTGCTCCCTTTGAAGCTCAACTTGTTGGTCAGCAACGTCTTTTTGCAACTCCGCAGCTTGTCCGGCTGCACCGGCTTGCGCTTTGGCTGCTTTGTTGGCCGAGTAAGCGCCGACTAAAGCACTGCCTCCAATTGCGACTGCTACGTATGTCATGTTGATGCCCCTTGTGTCTGTAACTTAGACAATTCTGCCGTAGAAGAAATCAACCCCATGTCGTCATAGGACGGAGAAATCACTTCTTCCTCAATTTTACTTAAGTCCGACTCGTTCTCAAACTCTGTCAGATGAACCGTGGTCCATATCGTATCTTCTTCTGCGTAAACCGCCCGTTTTAAGCCTACTTCAGAAATAAACGTGCAAGGTGCTACAAAGTATTTTTCACCAAACTCGGTAAAGACTTTGACTTTTCCCTTGGAAATGATGTTCAAGTGTTGGTGTCTGTGAATTTTTCCAACAACAAATGAACCCTTGGGTAAAAATATCTCACGGGCGTAAGTGCTGCACCCGTACTTTTCGCTTTTGGGTGCGAAATAGTGTTTGAGGGTGCATTCTTGCGCCAAAGACTCAACAGCGCCGCTGTCAATCATGGACTGCATTTCTGCTTGCGCAGCTAGGACTGTTTCGCGAAACCACACTTTTGATGGTGCGTTTACTGCGACTTCAAAGCCTTTACCGTAAGTCACTTGCATCAGGTCACCTCGCGGCCAGAAACCCGCATGTTGATGGCGGTGGCGGTTCCGGCGATTGTACTGATGAAGTCGCCAGGGTTCAAAACCTGCCCGACCAACTCGGGAAACGTGTAGACCTCGGACGGTTGAAGCGTCTTGGTCTTGGTGATCAGGTTGCTGTTGCCAGCGGAAAACGACACAGTGACCAAGTTGACCGAGATCGTGGCAGCACTGGCGCTGTAATTGGTCGCAGTGAACTTGTCGATGATCGTGGTCACGCCGGTTGCGGTGTACTGGGTTGTCTGGCTGTTTGCAACATCTTTTGATGGCACAAGGTTTTTAACGGTGACTGTCATTGGATACCCCCAATATTGTTTGAAACTGTGAGAATGATAGACGGTATGCCGGGGACAGGTGCAGCCGCAGGCACGGAAAGAAGTTCAACACTCAGGCTGGTCGTTGAAAACATCATCTCAACGTAGTCGCCAGCGTTGAGGTCGAAAAAGTAGTTCAGTGACGAAAATATTTCAGCGTCATTACCCTGAATCCTAATCTGGCTGGCGCTGTCTGGCACGTCTGTGCCGTTGAGCCTAAACCAGAAGTAGAACTCGGCTGTGCCGCCTGTAGTCTTGTCCAACTGAAACGAGGTGTCAAAGTTGTAGATGCCCGGTGTGTCCACGTACACCCTTGATGTTGGGGTGCCAAGATACACACCTCGGCTCAAGTCCGTAGTGTTGAACGTAATCGCTTGGGCCGTGTTGATCGTTGTTGCAGTCTGAGTCGTGGTGTCGTAGAACGAGCCGTACCGCGATCGTTCAAACTCACGAGGGGCTGGGGTCACTTGAAGACCTTCAATCTGTTTCTGCAACTCGGCTGTCAGTTCAGTGCAAGGGCTTTCGATCTGCTTTTGCAACCCCTCGATTTGCTTTTGCAATTCAGCGGTCAGTTCGGTGCAAGGACACTCAATCTGCTTTTGCAACCCGTCGATCTGTTTCTGCAACTCGGCGATTTGGTCAAGTGCGCTTTCCTGACTTGGCTGTGTCTTGAGCGAATCAATACTGATGACGATCTCGCCAAAGTCTTCTTGGGTGGGCATGGGTGGCCCCACTTGCAAGTCGGTCAGCGATGCGGTGTTTTGGCCGCTGCCGGTCAACACAAACAGGTTCAGGAAAAACCGATACCACTCACGCGAGATGAGGTTTGTCTTCGGGTCCAGCAAAGGAACCCGAGGAGGCGTGATATTAGTGAGTTGAGAGGTTGCCATTACGCTGCGGTCGGACTGAGGATAAGTTCAGCACCGGTGATGGCAATTTTTACGGGGTCAGTGCCCGACAACTCGTACACCCGGTCACGCAGCTTGAGCGTCATGCCCAAGCGCCTCCAAAATGTACGGCGTCCATAAGCACCAATCTGGCCGATGGGTGCCCAGTGCTCGTTGGACCATGTGTGTCCACCGTCATCGCTCCAACGCAGCATGACTTGGGGGTCGCTGCCCTGCCCAGTGTTCAGGCCAACACCGGCCTCACAGTTGAGTTGAAGGCTGTGCTGCGCAGTGCGCTTGAAGTTGTTCTGGCCCGTGGGCAGTGCCCGCCATGTGCGATACCACTTTTGAATGCTTCCGTTGTCCGAGTAATCCTCAAGATCAAAAGCGTAGATGTTGCCAGTCTGGAAGTCACCGACAACGATCTCGTTGTTGAACGCCATCTGGCAGTTGCTGCGGTGACGGGTGAACTGCCCATTTTCAAAACCAGCCCTCTCGTGCCATGCCTGCGTTGCCACGTCATACACCCATGTGGTGTTGGCCGATGGGAAGATCAGCACATAAAAAGCGTGACCGTCTTGCTGGTACGTGTAGGCAACAGCATCCGAGATGTCGTTGTACTGCTGAATCTGCCACTCAACAGCGTGTGTCGAGATGCGAGTACCCGTGTAGCCGTTGGCCCGGTAAACGATGCCCTTACCACGGGAGTCAGAACCCAGCCAGAACACGCCGTTGTCGAGTTTGGCAAGCGAGTAGGGGGAGATGCAGCCAATCTCGTTAAAAGCGCCTTGGATGCGCTCAAAAGGATAATCCAGAGTGGCTGCGTCATACCAAACCTCGACCGAGTTGGTGCCAAACACCCACACTTCGCTGTGGTCAACAATTAGGCCGGTTACACCATCAGGCGAACCCATTGCTTCTTTAAACTCCAGCGGATCAATTGACAAACCATCCAGCAAACTGGTAACCCATATTCGCTGGCTGTTTGGCTCGTTGAACACAAAATATCCGTTCAAGTAACCCACGGTCACAGCACCGGGAAAGTCCGGGTCGGTAATCTGCTGGAACACGTTGGTCGTGTTGTTGTAGATGTAGCTTGGCCCGTTGGCTGCAATGAACACTTGGGTTCCGTTGTCAGCGATGCTCACGGGACCAGTGCCTGCCACGGTGCCCAGCAAAGTGGGAGCGTAGTTTGTGTCGATCTTGAAGAACTGGTTGCCCGATACAACGAAGGCAGTGGTGCTGTCAGGCGCAAAGTCCCACAGGCCACGGATTGGACCGTTGCCGATTGACGCCAGCAGGCGCAGCCCTGGCGCACGGTTCAGAAACGCAGGCTCTAGTCCACCCTCGGGGATGACCTCGGGGAACAGGTTGACCATGCGGGCATCCGCAGCGTTGATGCTGCGGGTGACGTAGGATGAACCGAGGATGGGCGTCTTCATAGGGAATCCTGATACACCCATTGAGGGCTGTCGTCAATCCAAATGTCAGCGCTTACAACAGCGGCTTTGGCTTTTCGGCTAGTGTAAACAACTTCAACCGGAACATTGACAATTGTTTCGGCTGGTGTACGCATCGTGACGATTTTCACCGTGTGCCCACAATTTTGCGCCAGCTCAGCAAAGCTATTCCACAACGCCGGGTCGGCAGTGTAGGTTTTGTCGTAATCAAGCGCGATAAGCATCAGTAGTTTCCAGCGTAGATGTTGAAACGCTGACGATTGGACACCAGTGCGTAGGGCATGGACATCACATCGTATGGGTTGTTGATGCGCTTCAGATTGCGCTTGCTGGTCATGGCGATGCGCTGCACCTGTGGGCTTGGCTCCACGCCAAACTCAGGAGCGATCTCCATTGCCAAGTTGTAGGCAAACGCCCGCATGTAACCTGGGGGGAAGAACAACTCGGTGCTGAGCAGCGCAGGCTCCGTCAACTCTTGCACCGAGATGAAGTGCCACTCCAGCAACTGCGTGGGCCGGGGGTAAATGTACATCTCCACGTTGGGGAACGTGTTGTTGATAAAGATGACCTGCGGAAAAGTCGATGTCGATGTCTTGACAGCAATGCCGTTGTACTGGTCCTGGTTGATGATTTTGATGCCATACGACACGCCACTGGGGGCGCGGAAGTAGGTGCCATCATCAAGTTGGATTGGGCGGTTGCCCACAAAGTCACCGGTGGGGCCAAGGGTGCGCTTGATCTCGCCCACGGGCCAGTTGAACACTTGGTCTTGGGTGCAGAACACGGACAGACGCTCGGTGTTCCAGCTATCGACCATTTGTTGAAGCGCCAGCAAAGCGTCTTGCGATGTGGCGGCAGAAGGCGTTTCACCCTCAGCCAAAATACCAAGCAACCGCAGCGCCCTGTTGATCTGATCTCCTGCTGTCGTGCTCATTTGGTCACCCTTTGTTTGGCGGATATTGACATTTTAATCCTTGATTCGGCTGACGGGCGAATCCCAACATGAGACGCGCTGATCTTGGCGCGAACCTCGGGAGGGCGGGGCTTACCCTTGAGCGCCGCTGTCCTTTTCGCAATTGTCTCAGGGCTTTGCTTTCGACCAAGTTGTGCCTTGCGCATGTTGTCGCGGGCCTGCTGTGAGCGTTTCACCCCCAAACAAGAGTCAGCAATTTTGCGCTTGTTGTAAACAGGTCGAAAAAAGTCAATCCAGAATTGCTCGTGCTTGATCAATTCTTCCTTGTTTTCAACAAATTGCACAACCTCCCAGTCAAACGCATTTGAACCGTACTTGCGGTAGGCGTTTTGCAAATGCTCACAGTGATGTTTGCCTTTGCGGAGATTGCACATGTGAGCCGCCCATCTGCGACTTACAGCAACTGCTGAACCAACGTACATGTCTCGTGTAACGTTGTTTACTATTGCGTAGATCGCAGAAGCCATTTCAGTTTCCTTCGGATTCGTCGCTTGCCGAAGTCAAAAACGATGGGACTTCGTTGGGCTGTTCGACAGGTTGATCGGTCACTTTGCGGGTGTACTTGCGCTTTGGCGCTTCGACTACCGGCTCGGATGCCAC